TAGTGCTAGTCATGTACCTACTCAACAAAGTGTTAAAGCATATGTAGATGCAAATAGCGGTGCAAACACATCTGGTTCTAACAATCAATTACTTACTGATGATGGTTCTGGTGGTATAACTTCTGAAGGAAGTCTTACTTTTGATGGAACAAGTCTGCAATTAAGCAATAATAAAATTTTAAGCTTAGGTGATGATGACGATATAAAGCTTTATCACAATAGTTCTTCAGGTAATGCAAATATAGAAAATTATACTGGTAGTCTTTATGTTACTAACTACACAGATGATGGAGATATTTTCTTTAGAGTAGATGATGGTGGTAGTAATGTTATTACTGCATTACAAATAGATGCAAGTGATGCAGGAACTGCAACATTTAATCACGATATTCTCCTAAATAAAGAATTAAGTGCAATTAGATTTGGTGCAAGTCAACAAGGAAGCATATATGAACACGCAAGTGATATAGTTGTTTCAAATAGTGCAGCAGGTAATGATACTATATTTGAGAATTTAAATAGTGCTGGTGATACCTATGTAAAGAATTTATTTATAGATGGTAGCACTTCAAGAGTCGGTATAGGAACTAACTCACCTGGTGCATTTCTTGATGTTCATAAAGATAATGATAATTCAGGGAATCAATTTAGAGTAGCAGATACAGAAGGTGGTAGTGCAGCAGTGAGAACATACTCTACTTCTGACGGCACAGGATTAATTATAAATCATTATTACGCTGTTGGTGGTAGTCCATATATGAGATATTCAGATTTTGTATCATCAATGGGAGATGCTGCAGCAACAACAATGAGATTTTTAACAAAACCTGCATCTGCAAATCCTGCAGTTGCTATGGTAATAAACAATTCTCAAAATGTCGGAATAGGAACTGATTCACCTGCAACAAAGCTACATTTAATGTCAGGAGATTTATTTCTTACTGCTAACTCAACTTCTGCTAATTCAGGACAAGGAATATTTTGGCAATCAACAACAAGTGGTTGGAACACAGGACAAGCATTAGGTGCTATTTATGGTAGACGAGTAGATGCCTCAAATGGATATTTAAGATTTGATACAAGAAGTAGTGGAACAACTGCAGAAAGAATGAGATTAACAGAATATGGGAGATTAGGTATTGGAACAGATACTCCATCATATAAGCTAGATATTAATGGTAGCACCAGAATTGTTGGAGATAGTGAAGAAGTACTTAGATTTCAAAATGGTAGCACAAGCAATGTTCAAAGTATTGAAATGGATAGTTCAAGGTTTTACTTTTACAATAGGACTGCAGGAGCATTTAATTCTATTGCAGTATTAAATAGTGGCTCAGTCGGGATAGGAACTACATCACCTGCAGGAAAACTACACATAGACCAAAGTTTAGACAACACTTTAATTGTAAGCGATAATCCTCATTCAACTACTAATGCAACAAGTGGTATTTCTTTTGGTGGGCATAGTAATGGTAATACATATATTGATACAAAAACTCATACTGGTGGCTTATTAATTGGCAGAATTGGAGAGGGAACTGAACAAGGATATACAAGAACTTGGTTACAAGTAGATGCTACAAATAGTAATGTAACTTTTGGTGGACAATTAAATATTGGTGGTGCATTAACTGGTGTTACTGGTTTATATGGTGCAAGTAGTACTCTTACATTATATAACAATACTTATAATTTTAAGAATGCAAGTTCTGGTGATATGATGAGTTTAACTTCTACTGGATTAGGTATAGGAACTACATCACCTGATGAAAGACTTTCTGTAGTAAGTGGTAGTTCAAATAGAACTGCACACTTTGGTAGATATGCAGATAATGGATTATTCTTACATAGTGAAGCAGCGGCAGATGATTCTCATAAAAATTGGATTATACAAACACAAGAAAATATAGACGGTGGTTTAGAAATTACACCAAGTGCTTCTAATGGTGGCTATGATTGGGTAAGTGCTGGTGGTTTAGCAATTAAATCTGATGGTCATGTTGGAATTGGCACAAATGCACCAGGTTATATTTTGCACACTCACGATGGTAGTGCAGATTCAAGACATAAAGTATCTACAAGTAGTCATGGAACATATTTTGAATCAGGCGTATCATCAGATAGTGCTGGTATTATATTAGTAGCAGGTCATAATTCATCTATATTAAATATTTATTTACAAAATAGTGGTGGTTCAGCATCTAATGAATTTCAATTCCAACACGATGGAGATTTTCACGCAGATGGAGATGTTATTGCTTTTTCTACCACAGTATCAGATAAAAGATTAAAAGATAATGTCAAAACAATAGATAGTGCTTTAAATAAAGTGATGAAATTGAGAGGTGTAGAGTTTGACTGGAATCAAGGTAAAAGAAAAGGACAGCACGATTTAGGACTTATTGCACAAGAAGTAGAAGAAGTATTACCTGAATTAGTTAGAGAAAAAACTCTTTGCACAGGAGAATACGAAGGTAATGAACAAGAATTTAAAACAGTAGATTATGAAAAAATAGTCGGTGTTTTAATTGAAGCAGTTAAAGAACAACAAGAACAAATTAACAAATTAGAGGAGAAGTTAAATGGCTAAAGTAATCGCAGAAAAAACACAAGAACAAGTACAGGTTGATTCACCTAAGCAAGTAGAAATAAAGCATACAAGAGTTATGCAAGATGCTTCGGGTAAAGATGTAACAGTAGTAGACTATGTGGAAACAAAACAAGTAGACCAAGCTATATCACAATGTGAAGCACATAAAGCTAATTTAGAATCACAGCTTACTGAGTGTGAAGCAGAATTAGCAGACTATATAGCAATAAGAGATGCTGAATAATGATTGGCTATCTTATTAGGTTAATTAATCGTATAAAGGGTAAATAATGGCAGGTCCAGCAGTAGGAACAAGTAATGTAGGTATGAGAGCAATAGGTAGTGCTTTAGGTGAAGCTACTGGTGTAAATGAAACTACAAACCTAAGCTTAGCAAGTTTATGTGGTGGTACAGATGGAAGTATTACAAATACATTTCCAAGTAATGATGACAGTGGACCTGCAGATACTTTTAATAGATTAGGTGGTACAAACAATCCTATACAAAGTACACAAATAGATAATCCTGATGCTACTTTGTTAAATAATATAGGAACAGCACCATATCACATGAGTCACACTTTTGGTGGGCAACACGCTGACCTTAGTGGTGGTGGTGGACCAGGTCAATAATAATGAAAAAATAGTAGAAATGGTAACTAGTATATTAATAAATTAGTGAGGGTATATATATTATGACAAAAGGATTTTCACAATATCAACAATCACAACTAGGGGTCTCAGCTGCTAAAGCTAGAGCTATATCTGAACGTAGTCAGGCAAGTACACGTACTGGGCTTACTGGTATACAGGAAAAAGAAGCTTTAGAAAGAGCAGCAGACGAGCTAGAAAAAATAGCAAAAGAAGCTGAGAGAAACGCAGCAAAGCGTGGAAGAAGAGCTTCTTTTGGTAGATTACTTGGTAGTATAGCAGGTTTTGCGATAGGTGGACCAGTTGGTAAAGCTGCATTAGGAACAGCATTAGGTGGTCTAGCAGGTACAGCAGCAGCTGGTGGATTTAGAAGCTATGGAGTAGATGTACCTGATAGTTTAGTTCCTGGTGGTATTTTTTACGGAAGAGAAAGAGAAGCTTTCAGAGAGCGTGCAGAAGACCTAGAAAAAGCTTTTGATGACTTAACTGATGCACAAAGAATGGGTATAGCTAAAGATACTTTAGTTGGATATTTGACAGGAAGAGGTTTAGGTAAATTAGGAGAAGCTAAAATAGGAGATTTAGATACCAGCTTAAATGAATTACTTGAAATGGGTAAAGAAGGAAAAATAGACTATACTAAAATGGATTATTTAAAAGACACCTTAAGAGAGGCTGCAGGTGGTATAGGTGAAAAAAGAATGAAAGAATTAGTACCAATGAGTAACGTAAGAAATGTTGTACCAACTGGTACTGCTGGAAACTTAATGGGTGCTTATAAAGGTGCAGCACCAACTATAGAAATACCTTTTGAACTGCTTCCTAAAACAACTTATGAAGAAATGATGAACCCTTTTGAAGATATTAATATTTTTAATTTTGATGACAGGATTAAAAATTTTAATCAACGTGGGGATTTTTTGACTGAAAATTTTTTTGGGAGCAGAGGATTAAACAGAAGAAATAGTTTATTTCAAACTGTTGGACCAATAGGAGGAATATTATAATGCCACATAGACCAGGACATAATAGTGGAATGTTTGACCCTAATCAGTTTGACCAACCAAGTGCGTATGAACAAATGGAAATGCCAGAGTTTGGAACATACGACCAACCAGAGTCACCAGCAGGTGCTGTAGATACAAGCAATATGAGTCAACAATTAAGATTTTTGACAGAAATGTTTCAACCTTTTGGAGTTACACCTGACCAATTAGGTCAATACAGTAATTTTATAGGTGAAATACCAGAAGAGCTATATCAGTTAACAGACCCAAGTGCTGATATTTATCAACAATTTAGACAAGAAAGACAACAAAGGCTATCTGACCAATTAGGAGAAACATACACAGGCTTACAGTCTAGTTTGTTTCAAGGTCAAAGACAAGCAAGAGGTATGCAAGGTAAAAGAGGTTTTGTTACAGGTAGAGATTTTATGGGTGAAATGAGTCAAGAGGCTTCTATGAGAGGTCAAAGAGCTGCTTCTGCTTTTGGTAGAGGGTTATATGATATTGAAGAAAATATTGTAGACAGAATAGGTTCAGAAAGAAGATATATAGCAAATCTTGAAGCACAAAGAAGAAGTGATGCATTAAGACTTGCAGATTTAGCTGGTTTATTTAATGATGAAGGGAGAACAGTTTAATGGCTAGAAAAGTAGTAGATTCAATTTTAGATGCAGCAGCAATGGCATCAAGACAAGATACTCTTGGAGATATGTTAAACCAGATACCAAGTATTCTACAACAACAGCAGCAAGCAAAAGAAGCAAGAGAAGATAGACTTCAACAATATGCAGACCAAAAAGCATTTCAAGATAAACAGTTTGAGCAAACTAAAACTTTATCAGAAACAAATTTAGATTTTAATGTTGTTAACGCTGCAATGGAAATAGATGACCCTGTAGCTAGAGCAGCAGCATTAGGTAAAATTAAACCTAAAACACAAGATGGTTATAGATACTTAAATGCACAACTAGATGGAACAAACTCTATAAATTCAACAATGACAGAGTTTAACACAAACCTTACTGCAGATATAAAAGGTTTTGATGATAAGAGCTACGAAGAACAAAAATTAATTATAGAGAAATATGAAAATCAAATAGCTTTAAATCCTTCTTTAAAAGGTTTCACAAAGCAAACTGATAACTTGAGAACACGTGCAACAACAGCAGAAAACAAAAGAATTGTTCAAGACTTTGCTGCAGGTTTTACACTATCTACATTAAGCGATGAAGAAAACAGGAAAATGCAAGAACAAATGAAAAACGCTACTAGTTTTGAACAATTACAAACAATTATAGATATACAACTTAAAGGTAAAGATGGTGGAATGACTGTATCAGAGTTAAATAATTATATAGGAAAAATTACTGAAGCAGCAGATGTAGGTATTTATACTGAGGAACAAGCTAGAATAATGATAGACACAGCAATGAAAAAATATGCACCTAAAGTTACCCTAGATAATAATAAAAAAGATGAAGTAGACGAAGTAGACACAGCAGGTTATACTACTGTAGCTACAAAAACGCCAATAGGTGGTGATACTATGGTAAATACGTACTCTAAAACAGTTAATGGAATAAAAGAATATTACTATGTTGTAATAGACCCAATAACTTTTAGAAGAGAGGGTGAACTTATAAAAATGACTGAACAAGAGGCAATAGCTGCAGGCTTAAAGGCTGAAAAAAATAACTCATCTTTATCAGGAGCAGGTGGTCTTACAAACACCAGTCCTCAAAAATAAAATTACTAAATAAATTATGTCTAATGGAACACAAAATAAAATTGACTGGACCTTATACAAAAAAAATGTTGTTACTCCTACAACAGTAGAAACTCCTACGTACGATGTACAACAATTAGACTGGTCTTTATATAAAGAACAAACAAAAGAACCAGAAATAAGAAAAGCTGTAGGGTTTGGTGCGTCTTTTCTTGACGGCTTCACAGAAGATATGACTTTTGGTCTTATTGATATGGCAGAAGACGGAGATGTATATGCTACTAAAGCAGGAGCAGCAGGACAATTTGGTGGTATGTTTACATCTATGATGTTGCAAGCAGCAGCTCTAAGTGCTGTAACTATGGGTGTAGGTGGAGTTGCATTGTTTACAGCAAGAAGTGCTAAAATAGTTAGTGCTGCTAAAAAATATAATGCAGCAAAAAAAGCATATCAAGCACAAAAAATTTCTAAAGCTCAATTAATAAAAAAACAAGCAGATGCTTTGAAAAATTCTGGAGTAGGTATACCTAATTCTAAGTTATTAGGTAGAAATACCAGCATACTCACAACACAAAAAATGTATTTAGATAAGTTTATGAAACTTGCAGAGACAGACATAAACAGTGCAAGAAGAATGGTCTTAGGCACAGAAATGATGAGAGAGGGTACAGTAAATGCTGCTATTGGTCAAAAGTTTATTACTGAAGAAAACCTAGGAAGAGAAGTCACAGCTGCAGATAGGCTTAAATATGGTGTTCAAGATTTGTTAGCAGGTGGTTTTTTTGGGGCAGGTAGAGCTCATGGTTTTACAAAAGCATTACCTGAAATGAGCAAACTTCCAGGAGGAAAATATGGATTATACTTTGCATCTGGATTTACTCAAGCATTACCACAAAAACTAGACGCAGACGAAGAAAGCAACATTGGAGATAACCTGCCTGCTAGATTTGGAATGGCATCTGTAAGTGCAGTTTTAGGTAGATTTGCAAGAGGTGGTATGGTCACTGAGGCAGTAGATGATGTTCAAAGAGCAATGAGAAGAATAGGAGCAGATGAATCAACAATAGCAGACGTTACTGATATGTCTTTAAGAATTGCATTAAAAGATGGCGTAGAGCAGATAAGTAAAGATTTTACTGGTATGTTGTATAAAAGTATAGATGAAAATAAAGATGTTATCATTACCAGAGTAAAAGCTGACGGTAAAGGTGGCAAAAAAAAGTTTTATGTTGATTATGATGTTATAGACAAATCTCAAGATAATAAAGTTCTTAGCTCTAAAACTGTAGAAGCAGATAAGTTTTTTCAAAGACATAAAAAACCAGACCAAAAATTAATAGACCAGATTAAAAATAATTTAAACCCAGATGGCACTACATCTTCATTTTTTAAAAATCAAAAAGAAGTAAAACAATTTTTAAGCACCCAAAAATATGGAATATTAACTGCTGAAAATCCTACCAATATAAACTTTCAAGGGTTAGGAGACTATAAACCAAATGCAAAACATAAACCATCAGAGCTTTTATTTTCTGAACAAAATGATTTTCTTATTAGAGAGTTGCTAGAAAGAGGATATAAAAGAGAAGACATTATGTCTGTTAAAGGTGTTTGGAAGACTGGTGGTGAAAACAGTTTTATAGTAAAAAATCTGAAGAAAAAAGATGCTCTAGACCTTATGAAAATATTTGGACAACAAGAAGTTGCAATGAACGATGGTTATTATCGTTTAATGAAAAATAAAACAACAGGTAAACTAGAGTTTTCTTCTACAAAAAATTTAGATAAAACTAAGGTTGGTGTAAGAGCACAATTTCAAAGAAATGGGGAAGCAGCAGATTTTTACAGCACAGCAGATTTAAAAAATGGTAAACAAGCAGCGTTTAGAGTAGAATATGATGTTAAAGGTTTTGACGATGATGGTAATTTAATTTTTAATAACCCAAGTTATGGTATGCAAGGAGTTTCTTCAAAGCTACTAGCATCACAAGTAGATAATGCTTTAAATGAAGCTGTTGATAGATACTATAAAAGATATAGAACTACTGATGCAAGAAAAGATAAAATATATCAAATAAAACAAATGGAATTTGATTTAAAATTAGCTGATGAAACAAACCCTTTTAAAAATTTAGGAGCAAAATCTTTTAAAGAATTATTATTTGGAACAGAAAGTTTAACAGGAATGTCTAGCAAACAATTAGATTTGTACGCAAGCTTGTTATCTGGTAAAGAAGATGCATTTGGAAAAAGGTATAAAAGAGGAGACTTTCAAGCTTTTGGAGAAATTCCTGAAGAAATAAGTAAAGTTAGTAGCTTTTTAAACAATTATACTTTACCTATAGTTACTAAGTTTAGAAACTTTGCTAAGAAAACAAACAGTCCTTCTTTAAACAAATTAGCAAGCGATTTAGAAAATTATGCCGTTAGAAAATATAGCAATGAAGGTAAGTATCAAGCTATGAGAGATAGGCAAAAAGAAATATACGCAGAACATAATCTTAATAAGAAAGAAATAAATGAGCTAGATGAAGTATTAGGTGATTTCATAGAAGAAGGTGACATAGCTAAGTTACGCAAAGATTATTCTAATAAACCACACATGGTAGCTGCTATTAATAAAGCTGTAGCAGAACATAAAGGATATACAAACGAAATAGTAAATCTTTTAAAAAAAAGAGGAGTACAGGAATTTTACTACAATAAAAAAACTAAACAACTTGAATTAAGACCTTTAACAGTAGAAGAAAACTTTGTTAGTAGACAAATTACAGAGGAAGCAGCAGAATATTTTAGTTCTATTTCTGGAGATGCAAGACAGGAAATTATAAATCAAATTATATTAAGAGATAAAAGATTCCTAGGTAATGGAGAATATGCTCGTTTACCTAGAAGTCAACAAGAAGAAATAGCTGACCTTTTATTTGGTGTTGCACAACCTAATAATGCAAAGTATGGTGTATACGGACAACAGTTTGCACGTACTACTGACTTACCTCCATTCCTATACATAGATAAAGAAGGTAGAGTTATTCAAAATGTAGATAATTTTAATTATGTTAAAGGAAGCAAGATAGGAGATGTTGAGGTAGATAAAGTTATAAAAGTTTATGATAGAAACTACGCTGCTAATATGGATAGATATGCTTCCAAAGTAGCTAACCTTGAGTCATTCTCTTATTATTTTGGAAATAAAGGTATATTTGATTTTAAATCTGAAAAGAATGTAAGAGAATTTAACAAGATGTTTAAACAGCGTCTAGATACAATTTTAAGAGAAGTACAAAACCCAAACGACAGAGATAAAATACAAAAAGCTCTTGAGTATGATTTTAAAACTTTATTAGGTGGTAATCATGTTGACGAAGCAGTAAATCAATGGTACTCTGCTATAACATCTTGGACAGCTGCTACTGGATTGAGTAGCCCTAGGTCTGCTTTAAAAAATTTATTACTAGGTAATGTTCAATTATACACAACTTTTGGTGCTAAACCTTTACTAAAAACATGGTTTAATTTTATATTTGATTCATCAGCCAGAAAAGAAATGTTTGATATGGCACAAGGTATTAATGCATTGCAAGTAGGTCAAAGAGGTTTAGAAACAGCTATACAAAAAACAGGAACATCTGGTAAAGTACAAAGAGGACTTACTAAATTAATGGGTGTTGCTGAACAGACAAACAGAACAGTGTCTGTAGCAACTGGTACAACGATGGCTGAAGATGCTTTAAGGGTATTAACAGGAAAAAAAGCTGGTATGTTTAATATGTCAAAAACTGAAGCACAAAGATTATTAAGAGAAACTTTAGAATTAGATGATATTGGAGATGCAATTAAAAAAGGGGCTTTTACAAATGCACAAAAACAAAAAATAAGATTTATGTCTCACTCAACAACACAGGGATTAGCAGACCCAGTATTTGTTCCATCATGGATGAGTAATAGATATGTAAAACCACTAACACTGTTTTATCGTATTGCGTATCGTGTAACAGAAAATGTATACAAAAACGCTTACAAACCAGCAGTACGTGGTGACGTTGGACCAATGATGAGATATGTTGCAGCATCAAGTGCAGCAGGATATTCTTTACAAACATTATACCATACAATATTTAATACAGAGCCAGAAAAATTTGAAAACGCAGGAAGTAGATTTTGGCAATCTTTTATTGATGGAGAGGGTTTAGGAGTATTTTCTACTTTACAACAAGTTAGTAGAGATTCATCTCAGTTCTATACTCCAGCCATAGTACAGTTTGGTCAAAACTTGTATGGCTCAGTAAAAAGACTAGCAATAGACGTTCCTCTCTCAAACACAGAAGCAGAACGAAATGCCAACATAAAAATAGCAACAAGAGATTTGACTTCTTCAGTTCCACTTGTTAATGATATACTAAAAACTATTACTAATAATAGTGAAGAGTTTTATATACCTGGTCTTACACAACCAAAAAAATCTTATCAAGAAATGTTAAACTTTAGAACGCAGGTAAGAAGCTACGATGAAAATGTAAGAAGAATAAACCCACCTAGTGGTTTTTCATTTGATGAAGAAAAAAGTTTTATGTATAGACAGATAGAAGCTAATGTATATGCTAATAGACCTATGGAACAAAAAGTAAAAGATTTTTATGCCTCTGTTTCTTATCTACAACATCAATTAGAATTAACAGGACTGTATACAAAAAACCAAGCTTATAAAATAGCTTATGATAAAACAATGAGATATGTTATGTATCATTCTAAACCAGTTGAGTCAAGACTGTCTTCAGAGTCAAAAGGTAAAATAACTTCTTTCAAAGATGACTTTACTGCAAGGCTAGATAATGAATCAAATCAGTCATTAAAAGAATTAGAAAAGTTACATAGAAAAAACTCAAGAGAATATAGAAGTGCTGTTAGAAACGCAAAAAATAAGTATCGCCCTTAAAAAAAGCTTGCGAGAATGCCCCTAGAAGCTCGTAAAATAAATTCTTTGATATAACTATCGCCTAAATAACGAACGTTCTGTGACGATTGAATTAGATGCCTAAACTGAATTTTAGCCTAAAATTAGTCTAATTTCTTATAGAAATCGTTTAAACGGTCTCTAAACTTCTGTTTTGCCTGTTCTGGTGTGTCTAATATAGATGCACTATCACCGTGATAACCCACATCAAACTTACAAGTTGTTCCATATCTGTTTTTGGCTATAATAATCTGTTGCCCAAACTCTCCATGTTCAGCTTGCTCATATTCATATACGTATGGGTAATAGTTAAAGATTACAATTTCTGCATCTTGCTCAAGATTACCAGACTCAGCAAGGTCGCTGAGCCTTGGAATCTTATCTACACGATGCTCTATGTTACGATTTAGTTGAGAGACTAATATAACAGAACAATCAAGTTCTTTTGCAAGCCATTTATATCTTCTTGTCACTTCGGCGATACGATGTCTAACATCTCTATTATCACGCTGTGAAAACTCAATAAAACCTATATGGTCATCAATGATTACATCAGGTCTTATCTTTTTGGCTTCTTGAATGCCTTCATCTAGACCTCTTAAATTATCAAATAAATGAAGCGATTTGTAATACTTTTTTATAAAATCTAAACCTTTTTCTATTTCTTCTCTATGTTCTGATGCATTATTACGCATTTGCTTGTTTGGTACGGTAGTATGCATAGCTAAAAACTTTTTAACAATCTCTACTCTTGGCATCTCTCTACTAATAAATACTACTTTCTTTCCATCAAGTATCATATTTTTAGTGATGTTAAGAGCTAAAGTACTTTTACCATTTCCAGGTCTACCAGCTATAATAGATATTTCACCTTTTGTCATACCAACAATAGCTTTATCAATAGATGCAATACCAGTCTGTACTAAGTTCTTTTTAGCAAAGATAGATTGTATCAGCTCATCATCAAGTCCTTCCATAGACTGATGCTCCATTTTAATCATATCGTTGAACTTCTCTGATATTTTACTTAAATAATCAATGTCTGATGACACATCTTTATATGATGTATCCTTCTCTATTCTGTCTTTAAATCCTACGATACGCTTCCATAGTTGTCTTCTTACAAATAAATCATAAATTGTTTTACAATGTGTTTTAAATGTAGCTTCTGTTATGATGTCATTTTGTAGACCAGAAACATAGTAAGCAAGCTTATGACCTTTTTCTCCTAAAAAGTTTGATACTGTGGCTACATCTATATCTTTGTTTGATTCGTGTAAATAATACATAGCTCCCCAAATATGCTGGTGGTCATCCATGTAAAACACTTTGCTGGTAGTAATGAAGCTTAACGCCTCTTGCATTTTTTCTGGGTTTCTTAGCACACAACCTAAAACTTGTTTTTCAGATACGCCACTATACATCTTTGACACATCTATATTTTTATCAAAAGCATCCATCTAATCCTCCTTTAAATCTGGTGGTAAGCTATCTAATCTCTTACGCTCTATAATTAATTTATTCTCATACTTCTTATTCTCATTCCTTAATATACCTATAAAATAATATACATCATAGCCTTTTCCAGCTAAGTCTTTGCGTTCCCAAATAGTAATACAATGTTTGATTATTTCGTCGTCAATGTCTTGACAAGCTTTAAGTAAAGTATAGGCTGTTAGGTCATCTAACGCTGATATGAAGAGGTCGTTTAAACGCTCTAATGTATTATCATCTAAATTCTTTTGTAGCCTTGCTATCATCTTTGGATAGTTTTTCAAGGCGTTTGACCAGCCACAAGCTGGACATCTCATTTACGCTCCTTACAAGGAAGCTCTTCTGGGCATTCACGTTTATCTAAAGGAACACGCTTACCTAAGAACTCCCTCATAGGAACTTTCCCTTTTGGCAATGTATAATACCTCCAAGGTCTTTCGCATCGTGGACAACGATAAGGCTGGAACTTTGACTTATTGCTGTAAGATACTTCATTCTTCTTACGCTTCTCTGATTCAATGTATTCATCATCAAACCACTCATCATCAAAGTAATTTCTAAGAGTTTCTTTAGAGTATAAAGATTCATAGAGATATAACCATACCTTCTCTGCGAACTTCTTAATCATCGCAAACTTCACAATTAGGGTTTACTTGTGAAAGTTGCATTTCTTTTTGTTTTTTCTCTTTATCTATTGCTTCAATAATCTTTTGAGCAATTTTTATAAGAGTACTAATATCGTTCTTATCAAGCTCAATTCTCATAGCTATACTCTGCTACTACTTTGCCTTGAGGTGTTGATACGTGTCTAGTTTTTATAGGGTGTCCATCATTACGTAAATCCCAAATCCTAGCACTTAAACGAAAACATCCGAACTGCTCTAAAGCTGACAATGGCGTAATACGTTCACCATTTTTTAGAGCCACTAAAATCATATCATTCTGTGTTCTGTTCATCTTCTGTTTTCTCCTTATCACCATCTAGTTCTTCAAGAACATTATTAATGTAGTTGTTAGCCAAAAACCTTTTTTCATTAAGTTGTTGTTCTAACATTTGTGTTTCTTGAGCTATTTGATTAGCTCTTACGTAAGCCATTTTTCCTTCATTACTTAAATCGCTTAAGTAGAACTTAATTTCTTCTCCATCACGATTAATGACTTGCTCACGCTCTTGTGGTTCTTGTATAGCATCTAATTCTTGTTTTGCCATATCAAGCTCTTTCATTTTTCCCATGTCATTCCTCCATATTTAAATCGGCAAAGTTTGCTCCGTCATAACACTCAGAGCATAAGCCTGTTTTTTCTTCTTCTATGAATGAGTTTCCGAAGGGAGGGGCTGTACAGCAAGAGCTTTGCCAATCCCTGTCATCACACATTTCACACTTGTCAATAGAGATAGTAGGGCTATCTCCTTTCTTGCTATTTCCACAATAAGAACATTGAATTTCAGGAACATACATTCCGTACTTATCACTTTTTTCTTTTTGTACAAATTCTAAATAGCTCATTCTTCTTTATCCTTAAATTGTTTAATCATCGCAATTAAACTTAAGTAATAATCCTGAGACATAATAGCTAAATCTTCACCTCTATCTTCACCTACAAATTGTACGTGTATTTCTTTTGTTGGCTTTAAGTGTTTAGCTAATACTTTTCTTTTCTTGCATTGAACATAGATATTATCTTCAATAACCATATCTACTTCTTGAGCTAAACCTCTTGACCTACCATCACTGCCCCAAGTTCTTTCTGCTTTTAAATCAAATCCTTGTGCTTTTTCAACACATCTTCTTTCGTAATACGTTCCTCTTAATTTATTCTTCGCTGGCATCGTCAAACCTTCCCTTCCAATATTGCATCATCCATAGTTTATCTTTTTTATTATGTCTAATATCCATTCCAGCAAATATCCACCAAGCTCCATACTTTTCTCTAAACTCTTCTGATGTATCTTGTCTCCATTTGGCATCTTGAACTACTAAACTTTTTCTTTCTTGTAAATGCTTTGGCACATTTTTTTCTTTTCGTTGTTGCCAAGCTAATTCTCTTTTATTTAAATCCATTAAACTCCCCAATCGCTTATGTCGTGTTCATCTTCAGATAATCTAATTATCTCATTATGTCTTCTTTCTTCATCATCAATACGTTTACGTAGCCATAAATATCCTTTGTAAAAAAAATATAATGTTGTTGCTACTACGATAAAATCAATCATGTTTACTCCTTAGAGTGATGCGTGGAAGTCTCGTATGAGATGTAGTAGATGAGCTAAGAGGTATAAGACCCCCACGCTAAGTTATTAATTAAAATGGCAAGTCATCTTCTACATTAACAATGTTATCCTCCATTATTGCTTCTTTGCCTCTTGTTTCTGCTTTTAACACCATTTTAACTCTAGGTGTTTTCATGTCGTTTCCTTCTCTTCCTACCCACTCTTCAATTACTACTTCAACATCAAATAGAAAGCGTTTAAACGAAGCCAAGTCTAGCTCTGGCAATACTAGCTTGTCATCCATTTTTTGAACCATACCCATCATATCACAAAGAGCATGATAACCAGCATTACTTCCCATATCGCTTTGTAGCTGTGGGTATTTTGCTGGGTCAGGTTTCTTAAATCTAAAAAACCCTTTGTGTTTTACTTCTTTACCTTCAATATCAAACACTGGTTCATAGATGTCAGCTAAAAACTTACCACTAACCACTATGTCTTTCTTAACATTTAGGTGTTTTACAAGTACACCATTGTACTTTCCAGCTTTGACAGAACTTCCACCACCCTGTGATTTTGGCTCATACCAAGCATCTTGTCCAAGTATATTATCTAAATCAGTATTATCCATTCTTTACCTCCTTCTTAGGTTTCTTCTTTTGTAGCTGTTCTACATAGCCATCAAAATTATTTGTGTTTAGTTTTTTACTTCTTATTGCTACTTCAATGCTTTCAACAAAAGCTTTGTCTCTACCTTCTAATAATGTCATCAAGTAATCATATTGTTCTTTTGATATTTCTTGAGGTTTATCATCTTCTGGTAAATCTTCGCCCCTATAAATATAAAGACCAAGACCAAATAAAGCAAAACATTTTACCAAACATCTTTTAATAGAGTTGTTAATCTGTGTTGCTGTTGGTTCTAATATAGCTTTATTATAGTTATCCATAACAGCGTGAACTTCTGTTCTTGTAATACCTTCAATACATACAGATACTTTAACAAAACATCCACTATCTGTTATCATATATGGACATTTATGCCATCCAAAATCTTCTCCTTTATTCATAGGTACATCAAATTCATGAGTTTCCCAAGTAGCATCTGGGTATACAGATAGAACATATTGCACTGCATCACTCCAAGATAGATAATCATAACTACCTTTCTTTTCTTTAAACTCATTTACATTTATTTTATTAAGTGTTTCAAACACTGATAGTTTCTTTGGCATCGTAATCCTCCTCATATAGTTCTATAAATTTATCTACACTCACCCAGCTATCTGAATTACCTTCGTGTACCATTGGTATTCCAGCTATATCTGGTCTCATCGTAAAGTCTCCGTAATTATTACTATTCGCCCAATCCATTAACATAAGGGCAAAGTCCTCTGACCTCACAATATTTTTCACATTTTTTTCCGTTCCAAGTTTCTTCATCATTACACCTCCTCGGTATTGTGTTAGTATTTAGATGCTCTAAAAGTACATCTCTCTTGTTCGTAAAATACGAAACAATTTCTTTATTGTCAACCATTGGTATATTAACAAAATAAATATTTTTATCTACCCCTCTGGCAATAGCTGAATGTGTACCAGCATCTCTGACATTCATTTGTAGTTTCATTGCTTTAACTTTATGTCCTTTCTTCTCTAATAAATATCTATACATATTTACTTGATATAGCCAATCTCCAAAGTCTGCTTTGCTTTCGTCTCTATGAAATACTTTAACCTGTTTAAACGCTCCCTTCCTACCCCAAGCTCCTGACTTTTTGTATCTTGCTCCTGATGGGTCTGGCATCATAACGTGTGTCATTCCTAGTACTTTAGATGCTTTGAAACTACCTGTGTTTTTATAATCAATAAGTGTTTCCGTATCTTTATCATAAAAGTCTAAGATACCTGTAATATCTAATCCTTCTAATTTTTCTTCCTGTATTGCACTATCATCAAGCTCTTGGCTTTCTAAGTGCAAGTGATGAATAGTTCCCATTACAGCAAATGCCATATCTTGTGGGTCAACATAATATTCTTCAGTTCTTTTTAGATAAGCCTCACAAGTTCCAGACAATAGTTCTGTTGTGCTTGGAGGTCTGTCGTTTGGTCTCTGGTCTGACATCATCTTTAATGTGGCTACACTCATACAACGCTCTGACATACGACATTCTTTTAGACATCGTTTAAACGCTATCTGTTCTCCATCTGGACAAATAAATCCTACTGCACCCATAAAAACTCCTTTTTTAAAATTTTCTGGAGTAGGTCGCCAAACCAATGTATTTGCAAAATTTAATTAACTAGGGTAAACAGGACTTAAACCTGCAACACTCCTTTTAAGTGCTATTAAATTTTAATTTACAAATCTACTCCAGACAAAAAATATAATAATTTAAAATAAAAGAGGCAAGAAATAAATCTCGCCTCTTTCCACACACACTAAGGAGTTCAATGAAAAAACGTCATTGAAGTTGTCTGATTGACAACGCTTTAGTTTAACACCTTTATATTTAGGTGTCAAATGAATTATAAATTATTATTTAGATTAATTAGTCTATGACCTTTACTCTTATCAAACTCTATGTCATAGTCTTGCATCAGTCTCACTATCGCATCTTTTTTGCTTTTAGCTACGTAGTGATAGGTAAATGAAGTTTTATTTTTTGGTATAAAAAATACAAAACATCCAAGTATACCTTTATCAATCTTTTTATATGTCTCAATATCTAGCATCGTTAAATCCTCATATTGTTATAGTTATAGTCTCTCGTTAATAATATACATTAGTTTTATGGTCAAAGTCTACTATTATTTTGACCTCGTTTAAACGTCTTTAGCGTTATATATTTTTTGAATTTCTAACAGCTGTTCAGTAAATGCTTTTATAGTATATGGTATATCAATATATACTTTTTTTAATCCTTTGTCATCTGTTTCCATTACATAGAATAGCTCTTGCTTTACAATAGGTATTGCATTGCTGTCTAGATGGTCTTGTAGTTTTTTTACTTTACCTTCAACAGCATCATTATAGTTTTTGTTTTGTAGTTCTATATTTTTTTCTTTTTTCATTTGTCCTCCTTGTTTGTAAAAAAATCTGCTAAACTAAATATCCCTAATTTATATTTCTGATGTTGTAATTTTTTTCTTTTTACTTCTTTCTTTTTATATAGTTTTTTTAAACTTTTATCACTCCACGACCTATCAATTTTTATTTCAAGTTCTTTAATTTCATCTTTTAGTTCTGATACTCTTTTTCTAAGATGTTTAATTGTTGTTTTAATGTTTTTAGATGTTTTGCTCATTTTCTTTTAACCCTTATTGATGTTCCACCTGGAAAAAGCATAAACTCATACCCAAGTTCATCTAGTTTTATAATTAACTTTTTAATTAATTTGTGTATTTTTAAAGCTCTTTTTGAATTTTCTTCTTTCATTAGTTTAGTCCTTTCATTTCATCCCAAGTTTGTATATACGAACAATAGCTACAAGCTTTCTTATCTCGTTTAAACGCTGTCTTCGTCATAGTGTTAATTCTATCTATTAAGGTTATTGCTAACTCTTTACGACCTCTGATGATGTCTGCTGTACCATCAGTGATTAAATCTATCTCAGTCTCTGATACAAGCTCTTCATCTAAAAAATCTCTAATTGTATTTAAAATTTCTCTATTTGTCATCATCTACCTCCTCTTCTATGGTGTCGTTTAAACTATCCAACATATCTATCAAATTGTTTTTCATATTGATGAAATTATCTGGGTCTTTAAAGTTAGTAGATAAACCTCTTTCTTGAACACTACGCAATCTTGCTGGAATGACTTTGGTATCATTACAAAAATTACAGCATCTTCCATTTGCCTTTGGCTCTGCATTGTGTCCGTCTGTCCATATTGCTACGCCATTTTTGTACAGCACATCAAGAGCATCTCCACAAAGCACGCAGAATTTTTTTGCTTTACCTACAACTTTTTCGTTCCACTCTCCGTATCCAGTACGGCTATAAAATTTTATCTTATCGCTCATTTCCACACTCCTGTATGTTTCTTATTTTTATCTTCAAAGAGCTGTCTTATAGCTCCCATCTTCACATCAAATTGTTCTACCATATCATCATCAGACAATAGATAGTTGCCGTCTTCATCTATGTAATAGTAAACATTTAGTGTTATTTCAAATGGTACGCCTTTAGTGTCTTTTTTCTTTTTCATTTTACCTCCTCCAACGCATCTTCACAAGCGTCTGCAAAAGCAAGTTCTTTTTCATTAACAAATTCTTGCCATTCTTCATCAGACATATTTTCATCTACGTGTTCTTTTTCATACCACTGACAAAGAAATACACCTTTGTTAATCAAATCAGTGAAATGCTTGCTTTCTTCTTCTGTTAACAATCCTATTGTTAGATGATTTTTTAGATGAGGTGGAGTATCAGGTGTCAATATTTTAACAGCCTCTTGTAGCCCTTTGATATAATTAATATCTCCACGATTTTCGTTATACCAAATTTTGTAAGCTACTTTATCTTCAAAGTCTCTTTCTTCCGTGTCTGCATTATATCCAGACCATTCTTTAAGTGCATCTTGTTCTTTATTTATTTTTGTTTGTATTTCTTGTATTTTTTTTTGCATATCAAACTCCTTTGTTAGTCTTAGTGTTCTGCTAGCTTGCTAGCTCTTTGTTAGTTTAGCTAGTATGTTAGCAACTTGTCAAGCATTTTCTCTTAATTTTTTCATTCTTATATCAAACTCTTTTTCTGTCTCGTTTAAACGCTCTATGTGTGTATGGTCATCATATATTTCTCTAGATAGTTTTCTAACTCTACCTTCTCTGTTATCTTCAGTTTTAAAAACAAACCAGCGATATACATCATTAGTTTGCCAAGCCATCGCAATAGCCTCGTTTATATCCCAATCAGATAAAAATCCCCTTATCTCAATCTCATATTCACAAGTCCACAATCTAGTTTCTTTTATTTTGTGTTTTTTACTCATACTTCCTCCTTTGTTATGTTATGTAAAAATGTTGGTGGTACAAATACTTCTTGTTCCTGTTCCCAATAAACCAAAAAGTCAAGAGCGTTTAAACGACCTGTGTAAACTACTGGTTGTTTGTCTTTCTTGACCTTTGCAAACCTAGTTGCAAACCAATAGGCTCTGTTCTTATCCAGTGTCCAGCTAAAGCCGTGTTCATACTCTCCAAGAGTACCTCTGTATAAAAGTATCTCATCGTGTTCCATCAGTATATCTTCGTATATCTCATACTCTCTTGTATCCATAGTATAGCCTATATCATCGTAGTAGTAAGTTAGTATGTTCTGTAAGTCTTTGTTCGTCATCATCGTGTGAACATTATCAATAGCTGTGTAGTCTTGTCTGAAATACTGCCAAAACTTTGATGGCTCTATCTTGTTCTTAGCTAGGTCTTGTACCATCATAGCTATGCCACCCTGTTGATAGTAGTTATTTATTATGTCTTCCATATACCCTCCGTGTGTTAGTGAGTTGCTTGACATTAGCTAATCCTAAAACCAATGTCAAGCTATTTGTTTGACCTCGTTTAAACGATGTCTACAACCATATACAATATTGATTAGTGTGTAATTTAAAGATTTTTCTCCAAACTCTAATCATCAAGTTCCCTACAATCGTTATGACACTTATCCAAGTAAAGAATAACAAGATGTTTTCCAGAAATATATGTCCAGCACTCGTTAGATATGTGTAGTCGTGATGACTTAATAACAGCACTAAAAATACACATACCATTTGAGAGTAGATAAATACACTCATCAATACTCTGTTTATACTTGTTAATGATTTACTTAAATCGTTTCTAAATTTCATTTCTGAGCTTTTGCTCATACCTGTTTTATTATTCATATTGCCTCCTTTGTTAAGCACTAATATATCCACTTCTTGACCAATTCCAATGTTCTCTATCTTGAACAATGTCTAAGTAAGATGTTTGAAACTCTTTTGCTCTTTGATTAATGTAGTAAGATGCGTCGTATCTATGACCTCTGCTTTCCTTACGCTCTTTCTCATAAGCTTGATAGCTTTTGATTAAGTTCCTTAACATACCAGCAAATCTTGACTGCTCATCATAAGGACCATTGTTAATTACAAAGATACAAGTCTTTCTAGCTTTTCTAAATTTATTCTTAATAGACACTGGGTCGTTTAAACGGCTCTTGTACATTGCTGATAATTTTGCCCAGAACTCTTCTTTTATCTGCTTATCGTCTTTCCACTTCAGATTATTTTCTAGGTGTTGTCTTCTCTCACTTGCTTTGTCTTGAGCTGTCATATACGGCATATCTTCTTTCAAAGATAGATGTAAGTATTTAACTACTAATCCGTCTTCATTCACTGCTCTTCTAATACCAGAAATACTCTGCAATCCTTTGATATTACTTCCAAAAGTATATGTGCTGTAAGAGTAAGAACTTCTTCCACATATACTAGCTGTGTATTCTCTTCCTCCGTGTGCTCCTCTGTGTCTAAGCCACTCTTCTCTGTACCACATAGGTTTACCATCTTTAAGAACTAATACCACTTCATCTTTTTTAATATGAATAGTCTCATACCAATTATGGCTACGACCTCGTAGCTGTCTCCATTCTACATCCTCTTGAGCAATGATAAATACGATACCCTCTTTTACTATGGTGTCGTTTAAACGGAGCTCATCGTCTTGCAATTTGTTCCAATCTATTCCTAGTTTTGCTCCAAGATTTTTAAACCTTTTTAACTGGTGTCTAGTGTTCCAGTGGCTCAGTTTTAAGTTGTTAATTGTTTTATTCATAATACCTCCTAGTTTGTGTGTTAGCTAATACTATTAAATTCTAAAACAAGTGTCAAGACTTTTTTTTGACCTCGTTTAAACGCCCTCTTTCATTTCTTTCAGTTGTCTGTTTATTGTATCTAACATAATCTCTGCTTGTGTGTTTTCAGTTTCAAAGATAGTATACTCTACTCTTTCTTCATCATAATATCTGCCATCATAATCTTTGAACTCTCTATCCATTACTTCTTTGTTGCGTTTTAGCGTATTCTCGCAACTTGATTTAATACCCATTACTATTGTTTTATAATCTGGTCTTTCCATATTGTCCTCCTCTCGTTTAAACGCTGTCTACAACAGCTTAGTGCCTACACCAAATTTATCTTCTACTAACTCATTGATTTTTTTGACTAAATCCCTATCGAATAAATAGCTATCATAACTACCATTATCTAGTTTTTTTCTAGAATTATTAATAGTATTGTAGTCTCTGAAAAATAAGTCAGCCTCATCCATTAGTTTTATTGTGCTAGCTATAACATCACTCATACTATCAAACTCTCCATTATTAGCGTAAAATCCAATAACATAATATCCTTCCATATCCTTATTAAATCCTCGCTTTTTGTCGTGAGCCCATTGCCAGCTGTCTGGTTCTTTTACCAAGTGAAATCCAGCTGTTAGCTCTCTGTCATAAAAAGGTATTTGTTTTACTTTGTTTTCTTCACCAGTCATAGCATCGTAGTTTGCTAAGTCTGGGCTATAAGCAAATAAATTTTCATTAGCCCAAGGGTGTCCTGGAGGTAAAGCTACATAACCACAGCCCCATCCATTTCTTGTATCATTTTCTTTAATAGTCCAGTAGTAAATTGTACCATCTGCTTTTGTTTCCTTTATCCATCTCTCTTTCATATTGTCCTCCTTAGAGCTCGTTTAAACGCTCTGTGTTTTATTTTTCTTTGTTCCATTTTCGTTTCTACCAAACATCCAAGCTTTACTAAAATTGTTCAAGCTGTCCAGTGTCTCTGGGTCTGTTGGTAAAAAAGACATAAGAAATCTTTTTTGTTCTGCTGTTTGACCCCAAGCATCAGCATTGTTTATAACTGGTCGCATTGGGTTATTCTCATCTCTGCCAGCATCAGAGAAAAGCATATTTAAAGCCATCTCTCCGTCTTCAGCTGTCATACTCAAAGTTATATCTCTTTTTGTAAGATGACAAAATATAGTTAAAGTTTTCATATCGCCTCCTTTGTGTGTTTTGCAATATGTAGGAAATTTGCAAATCCTAAAACCAATGTCAAGCAAAAAAATAAAAATATTTTTAAAAAGTTTTCATAGTATAAAAAAGCCCAGATGTCAAGAACTTTTTTTTTCTGGGTGATTTTGCTCCTCTATAAACGCCAGAGAATAGCCCTAGAACGCAATAAAATAAAAAAAAGGTCTTATGGTATGCTTGTTTTTATCTGTCCTCGGAAACCTTGTTAAAATATTCCAGAATTTAGAGCCGTAAATAAAACGCTGTTTAAACGCTGTTAAGTTATCCACATTTTATTAACAATTTGTGGAAAACTATTTAAGGTCGTTTAAACGCTGTTAAGAAAATTTAGACAAAAAAAAAGGGCTATTTCTAGCCCTCTTTTTTTAGTTGGTCTTGCTTTAGAATGTAAAGCCAGCAACATCTTCTGGCATTACCCAGCCACAAGCCGTGTAAATAGATTTCATATTTTGAAAATCTTTTACGATGCTCTGGCTGGTGTGTTTGCCTCCGCCTATGACATATTTTTTATCTGGCTCAATTTCTACAAGCTCTGTTGGTGTAGAGATATAAGCTTTGCCTTTAATCTGTCTTACTCTACAGGTCAAGCCGTAAGTCTCGAACAAGCCGTTTAAACGCTCTCTAGTCGTTGGTGTGTTCCAGCCAGCTAAAGAGAACCAAAGCCCCTTGCTGATTTTATTGAATTGAGCTATCCAATTATTATGAAGATACATATCCGATTGTATAGCGTTCTTCTCTATTTTTGAGCCGTTTAATACTGGCATTTCTATTGTTCTTACTTCTACTCTGGTATTATCCATTTTCATTGGCTTTTGATTTAAAAAAGCCTCTGCTGTTTTTAGTGTTATTTTTCTCATTATTTCGCCTCCTGTCTTCTAGCTTTCGCTCTGTTTAAACGCTGTTTAATCTTCTTAGCGTCTCTGTTCTCTCTGGCTTGTCTGCCTTGCTCTGCTTGAGCCTCTAAGCCCTTAATTTGTACTGCTGTTAAGCCTGTATAGTTCATAATACCTCCTTAGGTATGGTTGTTTAATTTAAGCCTAAGACTAGAGACGCCGTTTAAACGACGCCCCCAGTTTCGCCCTTGTGGGCTCGTCAGTTAGGCATCCTCCCATTTTAGCTCTTCTGTGATGTTGCCGATAGTGTCGTCAAGGTTTTGCTTGCCGTTGACTTTCTCGTTATCATTCACCAGACTAAAAAACTTGTCGATGCTAATAATAGCTCCGCCGTATTTTTTGCCTAGTTGAATGTGATAATCGCCCTCACCACAGCATAAACAAGTTCTGCTGGTCATCTGCTCTATTCTCAAACGATTTGTATTAAATCCGTGGTCGCAATCGTTCTCTGTGCCGTGGCAAACAACTTTTAAATTTCTGTTTGTATCACGGCGTAAGCCCTCAAGATTTACCTCTTGAAGTGGGAACTTTCCGATGGTCTTAATGATGCCGTTTAAACGACCTTTAAGTTCCTCTCCAGCGTATGTGCTGGTTAGCTTGCCCTCAAGTCCGATAGTTCTCGCCATCTTGTCGAACGCTCCGCCTTTTTTGTGTCCACTTTTATTGTCGTCAATAGCGTGAATTAATTCGTGGGCTAATGTGTCCAGAACATCGACGCTGTTATTTGTGCCTGTCGTCGCAATATTCATCTGAATAATATTGACAACCTCTTTTTTTGGTTTGTCTTTGCCAGCCGTGTAGTGCGTTGGGTAGCATAGCCCTAGTGTCGTGTGTCCGTGGGTTTTGTTCGCTGTTCTAAGCTGTGAAACATTGATACGAATATTCTTCGGAACTTTAAAGCCGTGCGGTCTAAAAACTTTGTCGCTTAACTCTTGCGTCGCTTTTTCAAACCATTTCGTAATTGCTACATCGTGATTAATTACCTTGAACTGCTTAACTTTTTTCTGTGCGTTTTGGGTCGCCACCACTTTTTTCTTCATTTGTTTCTCCGTTTTATGTGTGTAAATCAAGTTAATATAATGATTATTTTTCAATCTGTCAAGGGGGCGTTTAAACCCCCTCAACATTTCGCCTTGGCTTAGTATAATTCCCAATCTAATGGTCCGTATTCTATGCCATTTTCAATGGTCTTATAATTAATCCAGAGTGAACGGAATTTATCGCCGTCAAACTCTATATTAACAAAGCGAATTTTATATAGCCATTGGTCTTCATTATTTGGTGAAGATATAAACCATTCTAACCATTCCTCTTGTTCATCTAAAAGACCTGGGCAAATATCCTTTTGAAATACTTCTACTCCGTCTTGAAATTTGCCGACTTTTGATAGAACTTTCAAGAATGTATCTATCTGTTTTTGGTCATATTCTCCAGTACAAAATCTGTTTTCGCCTGGCTCATTTGAGTAATAATGACCCTCAATTTCCTTAAATCCTAGCGTCAATAAGGCTTGTTTTATTTCGTTTTTTCTCATCGTTGTTTTTTCTCCTACTTTTTCGTAGCTGTTTATGTGTGTATTTTTCATTAGTTTTTCTCCTTTTTGTGTTAATAATTAATCTAATTTTCAAATACATAAGAACTTACTTTTTCTGACGATAACATACAAGATATTTCTATTCGTTCTCTGGGAGTGAAGGCATCTGGGGGCTGTTTAAACGGAGTTATATATATGTATGAGGGGTCTAGATGGGGTCTAGAAATAACAACTATATATAATTTCAGGCGTATGAAAACGGGCTGTAATATAATAATAATCTAGCATTTGTCAAGTCTCCTCGGTGAGCTATCATCTGGCTCTATGGTTTCAAAATAGTTGTCCACTAGTTATCCACATTAAGTAGAACTTTAACCTAGTCTTCTATCTCTAGCAATATGAAGAGTTAAACCGAATTTCAACCAATTATACATAATCCTAACTAGAAAAAGACTGGGGGTCTGATTTAAAAAAAAGAACCTCACACAAACTTGGGCTATTTTTTTAGTTTGTATTGTGTCTGGAAGTGTTGATATTGCTAGACTTACGAGAACGGCTAACTATATAACTATACTAGCTAGTAGGTTTGTACAGTTATCCTAACTAAAGTTAACAAAAAAAACGGCAGATGTCAAGTACAAAGTAATTAAGGGTGTAAAAAATATTATAATTTTTTTCTTGACTTTTTCCAATCTATAGGTTTAAGCTTTAATATGTTCAAAGGACCGAATGGAGCAGGTAAAGGCGATAAACCAAGACCTACATCTATATCTAGAAAAGAATACGAAGAACGCTGGGATAAAATCTTTAGAAAGGATAAAAAGAATGCCAATAAAAAAACCAAAAAAACCAACTAAAAAAGATATACTGTATCATATAGCTCTCATTAGACAGGATATATTTAAACTACATGAGAAAACGATGTTAATAGAATCAGTCATTAATAAATATATTAAAATGAAAAAAGATACAGATAAATTTAATAAATTTTTACAAGACGAAATAAAGGGAGCTAAAGTTGAAAAAACTAAAGAAGATAAAAAATAAAACAATGAAGCTACCTATAAACGGTCACGAGTATACGATTCGTTTTATATCTGGTGCTAAAGTAGACCTAGGTTCAGATGAATCAGAAATACTAGGTGCTATTTCTATGCGTAACTGTGAAATAGTACTAGAACACGAAATGAAAGATAGTAAACTACTAGAAGTGTTAATACATGAAGTATTACATGGTATTACACACGGAACTAGTTTAGACATGACTGAAACGCAAATACAAGTATTATCTAATAGTTTGTACCAACTGGGTTTTGGTGAATACTTATGGAAAAAAGCAGGAGGAAAATATGATTCCTAATTATGATGCAATAATCAAAAAAGCAAAAGCACTATGTGATGATAAAAATATAGACTATGCACAAGTAAAAGAACCGTTTTCTAACTTTGAAATGGTTGAAGCATTGAAAATATGTGATGCACCAACTGGCATTCTTGTTCGCATCTCTGATAAAATAGCTAGAATCTCCAATCTCTTGAAAAGAAATGGCGAAAGAGCTGTGAATGAAGAAAAGGTAGAAGACACAATGCTTGATTTAATAAATTATAGTGTAATATTGCTGAGTTACACTATGTACAGTAAACAATATGACTCAGAAAACGGAGAACAGAATGATTAATCCAGGTAAAATATTAGAACACAATACAAAAAAGGCTAAAGTAAACCTACATTGTCTTACTGACATACACGTAGGTAGTAAAGTCTTTGATAGAAGTCTGTTTTTAAAAGCAGTACAGATGATAGATGAAGACCCAAATGCACTTTGGTTCGGAAATGGTGATATGTTAGAGTTTATACCACCTAATTACCATATACCAGAGGGCGACCAGTTGTTTGATAACAACGAACAGTACGCTCAATTTGTACAAATGATAAGACCTATCATGAATAAGTGTGTATTTCTACGTGGAGGTAATCATGATACGCTACGTTCTGTTAGATTAGCAGGAATTGATATAATTCGTGTGCTATGTGACGACCTTGAAGTACCATATTACCCATTTCCAGGGTATGCAGTGATTAATTACAAGCATAATCGCTTCACATTTGCAAGTGGACATGGAAAAAGTGGTGCTAAGAACGGAGATATGGAGCTAACTAGACTTAGAAACATATTTCCAGACGCTGATATGTATTATTTGGGGCATAACCACCAATTATACGCAAAACCAGTAGATTCTTTTGAAATTATGCAAGATAGCGAAGAAGTAAGAAGACAATGGTTTGTGCGTGGGGGTTCTTTTATAGGATATGCTGAATATGCACGCTATGCTATGTTTGAACCACAAACAAAAGGATGGGTAGAAGTGCGTTTAAGTGATAAAAACCCAGAATACATCGTACACCGTAAATGAAGAAAAGAACTATAAAAGGTCAGGAGCACATTGTATATGACAATATCAACGAGCTCAGGCAGGCTATGCCATTACAAGACGTACTAGAAGATTGGCGAAACGCTCCAGTTAGTTCATGGACCTTAACAGATGATGGGCAGGTTTGTGAGGTGTTAGAACGTGGGGTTATTAACAATCAACGATATGTACGCACTGCGATTGGAATGTTTAACTGTGCTCCTACCATAAAAATGGAAGGCGAACTACGACAAAGTATATACAAGTTTAGTGGTAAAAACTCTAATACTGTATTTAAAGAACGTGAGAAGCCTACAAAGAAAGAATTTTTGTTTGCAAAGTATGTTGCGAAGGGAGATGGGATAATAGAAGCGTTTAAACAAGCTTATCCTCAATCTAAGTCTGAGCAATATATTAAAGAACAAAGTAGTATGTTATTAAAAACAGAAAGGATAAAAACCTTGATTGACAAAGAAATACAAAAAATATTAGAAAAAACAGAGATAACACCAGAGTATCTACTGCTAAAGACAAAAGAGATTGTAGATAATATTGAAGCAAGAGATAGCGATAAGATTTCGTCGCTAAAGATGTTGATGGAAATATCTGGGTTACTAGGTAAGAAAGAACAAAAAACTGAATCTATCGCATTGTTTAAGGGTTTTAGCCCTGAACAACTAGCAGCATTGGAAGGGAAAGATGTCAAAAAAATTGCAAGCCAAGAACGAGAAATACCTCAACTGCCAGATGTGCGAGAGGAAAGTGAAGATTAAGAAGTCGCCGATAACGTATAGTGACTTTTTGTTAAATACTATCATGAATATCCCTATGGATAAGTATATTACTGTTGATTGTGCGTGTCTTTGTATGTATGATGAAGATATGGACTTAATAGGGTTTAGTAAGGAATTTATAGAGAATAATGGAAAAGCTTAGTTTATCTGATAAGGAGGTGCTGTTACATAAAGCCTCTAAAGATTTAATACTGTTTGGTAAGTTGTTTTTACCAAATGATTTTTTACATAAATCAGCTTCCCCTCCTTTTCACTACGACCTTGGTAAAAAATTAATTAGTACAAAACCTGGAGCACGTATTTGTAATGTGCTTCCAAGAGGTTTTGGAAAATCAGTATTAATGAAGGCAGCAATCATGCATAAGCTGTGCTTTACACCAGAAGACCAATCTATGTTTATGGCTTGGGTAGCTGAAGAACAAGGTCAGTCTATTGACCACGTAAAGTATATACGTTCACATTTAGAAACAAATCAAGCTATTAGATATTACTTTGGCAACCTATGTGGAGGTGATGTAGGTAAGAGATGGACAGAAAAAGACTTAATTACAACAAAAGGACATCGTATTATAGCAAAAGGTACTTCACAACGTCTTAGAGGTCGTGCTGAGGTAGATACACGTTATACAGGTATCATACTAGATGACTTTGAATCAGAGTTAAACACAAAGACTGCTATACGTAGAGATGAGATTAAACAATGGATTGTGTCTACAGTATATCCATCACTAGAAGAAAGTCCTGGTAAAGAAGGATGGATATGGCTATCTGGTACGATTGTACATTATGATGCATTCTTACAAAACATTGTAGATGGATGGAAAGATTCAGAAAAAGCTAAAAAGAAATATCCATGGGATGTAACCTTTATTCGTGCTATAGAAGATGGTAAACCAGCATGGGAAGAACAGTTTCCACTATCTAAGTTAAATCAAAAAAGAAAAGAATACATAGAGGCAGGTAAAGTAGATAAGTTTGCTCAAGAGTATCTAAACGATGCTAGAGATGCTGCTTCAGCCTCTTTCAAGATGGATAACATACATTACCATAATTATGAGTTTCATACAGATGGACAGTTTACTTACTTAAAAGACGATAAAGAAATGATACCTATTTATACTTACATGGGTGTTGACTTAGCACACACAGCATCTAGTACCTCTGACTATCAAGTTATTGTAGTAATGGGTATGGATGCAGATAAAAACAGATATGTTATAGATTATTATCACGATAAGATACCAGCATTTGATATGCCAGAAGAAATATTAAAAATGGCTAAGAAATACTCACCAATACGTAGATGTGCCGTAGAAACAGTAGGTGCACAAGAAATGGTGCGTGATATGGTAGAGCGTATGGCACGTAAAGAAAAAAGATTACTACCTGGTATTAATAAAGGAGTAAGACCACCACATGGTATAAAAAAAGAAGACAGGTTAGAAATGGCTTTAGGTAGTATTATTAACAGCAAGAAGCTGTATATTAAAAAAGAACACTCAGAACTAATTGATGAAATCTTTGAGTTTCCTAAAGGAAAGAATGATGACTTGTTAGATGGATTGTATTATGCAGACTTTTTTGCTAAAGCACCTAGAAGTAGAGTTATCAAGAATGATGAGTACGAAAGACCAGATGATTTTCCAACACAAGCACGTACAAAAATAAATTGGATGACAGGATTAAAAATATGAGAAATCGGCTAAAAGGCTGTTTTAAATTAAACAGGGTTATGGTATCTGATTATACATTAGAAAAATACATTGACTACTTAAAAAGGGTAGAAGGGTACGCAAATAAAGTAGGGGAAAAGTTTTATCCGTATGACTCACCAGAAGGTGGGCTTAAAACTATTGGTTACGGCTACAAGCTAAAAACGCTTGAAGAACAAAATACTTATGAGAAAACAGGTTTGAGCGAAAGAGAGGTAGAAGACCTCTTATTACACGAAGCACAACTATCTGTTGTAAAAGCTAAAAACTTCTGTATAAGCAGAAATAGAAAATGGTCTGATGTGGATGATAGGCTGAAATATGCCTTAGCTGATTACTGTTTTAACTTAGGGGGATTAAAAAAGTTCCCAACTACTGCAAAATTCTTAATGCATAACAATGTAGAGGGTGTATTAGAAGACGACCCAGGAAGACCTGGGTTTAAGCAGTATGAAAGAGTATTTAGAGACCCAGAGGGTAAAAGAAGAAGATTAGGTAGAAACAAAGAGTTCTACAAAGAATTTTTACAACCGTATACGGAGAAAGCATGAAAATAGATACACAAGGTTTAGGAAGAAGACTTTACAACTTTGGTAAAAAGACCAAAGATAAAACAAAAAAGTTTATGGATAGATTCACTGTTGACGCAGAAAATTTAAGAAGAGCAGAATATAATGCTCAAAGAGATGCAGGAAAAGTAGATTATTTACCAACTAGAGGTCTAATGAAAGAGCAAAAAGCTATTAAAGAAGATAGAAAACGCAGACAACAAATGAAGGTAAGATAATGTCACGAATCAAAGAAGACGATAAAGCGAGAGAAAATAGAGAAATTTTTCAACGTTATGCAGAAGCTAGAAGAGACTGGGATGTTGAAGCTAGAGACGCAATAGATTTTACACTAGGAAATCATTATACAAAAGAAGAGTCAGAAGTATTACAATCTGTAGGTCAAGCAGACTTTACTATTGATAGAATATATGCTGCTATAGATAAGTTAAAATCTCTTATGACATCAAGACCTGTAAAGTTTGGTGTAACAGCTAGAGAAGATTCAGATACTAAGTTAGCTAATGTTTGGAGAACATTATTAGAATATATCTATGATATATCAGATGGGCAGCATCACTTCAAACAAGCTGTACACGATTATGCTACTGCTGGTATTGGTTACTTTTATGCATACACAGAACCAGAAGCAGATTATGGTAGAGGAGAAGTTATGTTTACTCACGTAAATCCATTCAGAGTGTACGTAGACCCTGCTTCTAGAGACAGGTATTTTAAAGATGCTGCAAACATTTTAATGTCTACTATCTTAACTAAAGAGCAGTTATTAGACTTATATCCAGATGTAGAAGAGTTTTTACCTAATATTGAAACACACAATATGTCTGACTATTATGACGATTACCCTGACTCACAGCAAAAGAACTCACAAAATATATTTACACCTGCTGAAGTAGAAGATAAAGATTATGAAAGTACAATAGCACAACGTTATCGTATTATTGAACGTTTCAGTAAAGTAAGAGTACCTTACTATAGAGTAGCTGACCAACAACAGAATACTGAAACAATTATGAGTGCAGAAGCATTTCAAATATTTATGGCTGACAATGAAGCTAAGTTTAACAATAATACTTATGCTTTTGTAGAAATACCACAAACAAGAATTAAAGTTACAGCATCATTAGGGCAAGTCCTTCTATATGAAACTATATTGGACACTGATACTTATCCTATCGTTCCTATACCAAATATATGGACTAATACACCATATCCTAAATCAGATGTGAATAAAGTTAAAGATATGCAAAGATTGCTTAATAAGTTATTCTCTCTTGCATTATCTCATGCTCAAACTTCTGCTGGTCTAAAATTATTAGTACCACAAGGAAGTGTGGAAAGTATTTCACAACTTGAGAAAGATTGGGCTAATCCTAATGCTGTAATTGAATATGACCCAAGTTATGGAGAACCACATTTTCCTTCTCCACAACCTTTAACAAGTCAGTTTTATGCTCTTATTAATCAAGTAGAGCGTTATATTGACTTAAACTTCGGAGTTCCTGAACTATTGCAGGGGTTCAAAGAGGGTGCACCTCAAAGTGTTCGTGGCACAATGCTACTAGCACAAATGGGAGAAGGTCGTGGTGCTTCAAAGTTGCGTGACATTGAAATGGCATTGCAACAGCTTGGGAAGGTTTTATATCAAATGTCTAAAGAACACTACACATTTGAAAAGAAATTTAGAATCGTACAACCAAACAATGATATTACACAGTTTGCTATTAATAATAGATTGTATGATGATAAAACAAAAGAATTGGTCAAAATAGAAAACGATATAACTGCAGGACAATTTGATGTTCGTATTATTTCAGGCTCAACAATGCCTAACAATAAACATGCTGAATATCAAATGTATCTAGAAGCATATCAACTAGGATTGATTGATAGAACTGAAGCATTAAAGAAAACAGAAATCTTTGATAAAGAAGGAGTTCTGCAGCGTACTGGAGAAGTACAGCAAATGCAAGGTATTATTAAACAATTACAAGACCAAATAAAACTTCTTTCTGGTGATTTACAAACTGCCCAAAGAGAGTCTATGTCTGACAGAAAACGTGTTGAGGTACAGAAATTTAAATCTGAACTTGATAAAGTGGTTACTGGAACAAAGGCTCAACAGAAAGTAGATACAGAAAGAAGAAAACGTCAACAACAAGAAGAGGTGAAGTCTGAGTTTAATTCATTACTGTCGCAAGATATTCTTGATTAAAACAGAACATCGGAAGGAAAAATAAAATGAGTGACGAATATATAAATGAAAATGAAACTTTAGAAGGTTCTGAAACTTCTGAAAATAATGACTTAAGTGAGTCTGAGATTCAGCAGGATTTGAGTTCTGACGTACCACAAGAAGATGAGGTGCGTAAATTCCAGTCTATGTATGATAAAGCTCAGGCTGAGTTAAACAAAATACAACCAGTAGCACAGCTATTTCAGGACAATCCTGAACTGGTAGACGTTGTTAGAGACCACTTAACAGGGGGTAAAGGACAGGACAGAGAAATACAAATAGAAGATGGGGAATTTAATCCTTGGGATGCGTATACAAATCCAAATAGTAAATCGTATCAATTAAGACAACAAGAGATTGATGATGCTGTTAGCTCAAGAATGAGAGACTATATGGGTCGCTTAGAAGCACAGCGTCAAGTGGACACTCTTAAATTAAGAGCACAAACTGAATACAAGATGTCTGAAGCTGATGCAAACGAATTTGTAGATTTTGTTACAAAACCTAAAGAGCAACTTCCTCTAGAGACACTGTTTAACGTATGGAATACAAACAAAAACGGTTTACCACAAGTAAATGAAAATATTGAAAGCGTAAAGCGAACACAACAAAAACCTAAGTCAGCTGGTTTAGTTCAAGGTGGACAACCTCCTAAAGCATCTGATGAAGATAGTATGTGGTCCAATATTATGAAAGCTGGTAATACTCGTTCTATACGTGGCAGTATTAAAAAATAAAACGTAAAGGGGAAATAAAATGGCAATAACAAGTGGAAAACTTATGACAAATAATTTGACTGCTTCCACTACAGCAACTGGTGCTACTGGCACTGGTGTAGCTCCTGACCAAAGAAGACTGTTTAACTTCAGCGACAGAATCGCTGAATTAGCACCTGAAGAATCACCATTCTTCGTGTACTTATCAAAAACAGCTAAACTTCCTACTGACGACTCTTTGTTCCGTTATCTTGAAGATAGGTCAAAGATTAGTTATACAAGTAGAAACTTCTTTATTGATGGAGCTGTAGGCACTGTAGCTGCAGGTACAAATTACACAGTAACCGTAGATGACAATGCATCATCACCAGCATCTGTAGACTTTCTTGTAAAAGGGATGGTAATAGCAGTTAGAACTCGTGGTGGAGATGACACACAGGGTTATGGAAATGCAATATTAAGAGTAGAAAATGCACCAACAGATAATGGTGCTGACACTACATTCTTAGCAAAATGTATTTCAGTATCAGGTGTTTCTGGTTCAGATTCTATCGCAGATAATGACCCATGTCAAATCATTGGTTCAGCATACGCAGAAGGTTCTGGTTCACCAGACGTATTCTCAGAAGGCATTGATGATGGATTTGGATACACTCAAATCTTCAAAACAGCAGCTGAGGTTACAAACACTGCATACGCAACTCAACTTCGTGGATATTCTAACGAATTTGAAAGAGTGCTAGCTATGAAAATGAGAGAGCACAAAATTGATATTGAAAGAGCTATGCTTTTCAACCAAAAGGCTAGAATTGATGGCATTCAATATTCAGAAGGTCTAGTAGGACATATTATTAAAAACAGCTCATTCGTAGCTGGAGATGCAGCTTTAACTTATGAACAAGGTAAAGCATACGCAAAAACCTATGACGAAGCTGAATTAACTTATGACTCACTATTAGGTGACTTTGAAGTACTATTTGACCCAGCAAGAGGTGGAAGTAACGAAAGATTAGCATTAGCTTCTCTACCAGTTATTTCTTACTTCAATAAAATGGGTGATGGTGCGTTTGTTGATAAATCAACTGAATCAACACAATATCAGATTAATATGGATGAATTAGGTGGAGCGTTTGGTCACCAGTTAATGGAGATTAACACTGTACACGGTTCTGTTTACTTAGTAAAAGAGCCACTATTCAGAGGTCATTCATCTGGTTTAATGTTGATGGCTGATATGAGCAAACTATACTACAGACCATTAGTTGGTAATGGAGTTAACAGAGATACTCAAGTTATGACAAATGTACAAGGTGCAGATGAAGACTTGAGAAAAGACATGATTCTTACTGAAGCAGGTCTAGAGGTATGTTTACCTGAATCTCATTACTTAATCAACTTGGAAGGAGTATAAGATGGCTAAAGGAAGAGTACTAGAACAAAACAGTGCTGCTTTTAATAAACAAGTAGTACAATTAGTGAAAATTGACAACAGTGTTTCACCAAGAGCTTTAACTGCTGACATGAGTGGTGCGTTAGTAGTTATGGGAGCAACTGGTGGTGCAGTTGATGTTAATTTACCAGCAGCAGCTGATAATGAAGGAGTATATTACGAATTTATTAATAACGCTGCTCTTGATGGAAAAATCACTGTTCAAGCTAAAGATGGAACTGATTTCTTTGTTGGAAGTATTTCTGACATTGAAACAGCTACACCATCTAATGTTGCATTTAACGGTTCATCACACGATGAGCTTGAATTTGCATCAGGTGCTGCTATTGGACACGTTTATATGAAATGTGTTTCTGATGGTAATAACTGGATAGTAGAAGGGCGTGCTCACGACGTAAGTGACATTGCTGCTAATACTTCATCAAGCAATACCTAATAACAGTATAGGCTACTGGGGAGGGCGTTTAAACGCTCTCCCAAAAGCTTAAAAGAATTTTAAATAATAGGAGAATAAAATGGCAAATTATAGTGGAGCAGAAGTAAAAGTTATTATTAATAACATTAGCGTAAAAGCTAGCAGTAGTAGTGGTTCATTGTCTAATGAAATTAAAACATTTTTAGCTACATTGACAGATAATACAATTATTTCAATAAACACAGTAAAGTTAGATAGCTCAAGAGTTGCTTACATAGTAGCTTATATGTAGTATGGCTAAGTGTCAACATTGTACTGCACCTAATCCAGAAGGTCATTTTAATTGCAGGTCTTGTGGTAAGCGTGCACATCCACCTAAGTGGAGCACGCAATTCGTTATGAGAGATACTCCTATGGCTACAGCTATTAGAAAAGACCAAATAGATTTTGGTTCTAAAAGTATGGGAGACCATATAGAACAAACTAAAAAGAAAAATGCAAAGTTAAGAGAAAAGAAGATGAACTCACTGATTAAGTGGGATTAAATTATAGGGAGATAAAATGTACGCAAAAAGAATGAAGAAAAAAGTTTATGGCAAGAAAAAGAAAGTCAGTAAAAAGAAAAAAAAGAAGTAGTAAGCCTACACCAAAAAACAAGGCACTATATTCTAGAGTTAAAGCAGCAGCTAAGCGTAAGTTTGATGTTTACCCATCAGCGTATGCTAATGCTTGGCTTGTTAGAGAATATAAAAAACGTGGTGGTAGATATTAATGGCTTACAGAGGTGGACTTAGGAAATGGTTCAGTGAGAACTGGGTAGACATTGGTTCTAAGAAAAAAGGTGGAGGTCACAAAAAATGTGGTCGTAAATCTGCCAAAGGTAGTAAAAGAAAATATCCTAAATGTGTACCAGCCTCAAAAGCAGCAAGTATGACAGCTTCACAGAAAAGAAGTGCTGTAAGAAGAAAGAGAGCAAAGAAGCAAGGAGTAGGGGGAAAGCCTACAAATGTGCGTACATTTGCTAGAAAAAGAAATGGAAAGAAAAGAGCATAATGGCAAGACCAAGTTTTGGACCACAAGCCAGACATACAAATGGCAAGAAGAAGACAAGACAAGGTCAAAGCGTGAATACAAAGTTTGGAAATAAGATGAGTAGTAAACACTATAAGAAAAAGTATAGAGGACAAGGTAAGTAATGGCTGATTTTGAAAACAGAATAGATGCATTGACAGGATTTGGAATTGGTACTGGTGCAGACCAAGCTGATATAACAGATTGGCTTGTTGCAGGAGCTAGGGCAGTTGTAGACGTTTTAAGTCCTACTAAACTACAAAGAGTAGCTTCAACAACTGTTTTTGAGAATACGATTGATGTAGAAGGTAAAAAAGTAATTGCTGTTATGCGTAAAGATGAAAACAACGGTTTTAAACTTATGCCTTGTAGACAAATTTCTCCTTCATTAAAAGGAAGAGTTACTGACTCTAGTTATATGGAAGCAGCCTCTAGTAGTGACCCTGCTTATTGGGTGGATGGAGATACTTTACAGGTATTTCCTACAAGTGCTTCTTCGAATGATATGTCATTAGTTAATATAGACGTTTCATTTTCAGGTTTGACTTATGATGATACTTCTATAACAAATTTTCCTGATGAAGCAGAAAATGCTGTAGTGTTATTTGCAGCTAGAAATGCTTTAGAAAAAAGAATATCAGATGCAAACGTTGCTGAAGATGTAGAGCTAGTGTCAGGACTAACTGCTCAATACCAAGTAATAGATGCACAATATAAAGAACAAATACAAACACTACAAGGAGCATTATAATGGCTGCAATAGAATTTACAGCAAAAGAGATTTATAGTAGAGTGCTACAGGCTGTTCCTGGAGTATCAGAAAACTATGTATTGAACTTAATCAATGAAGCGTTAATTGATATGGGTCAATTTTTGCAAAAAGTAGAATATGCAGACACTGATTTAGTTCATAATCAGTTGTGGTATAATTTAGACGATGACAGAGCAATTACTGTAAACAAAGTATTTAGATGTGCTATTAAAAATGATGCAGGTGAATATATACAAATTCCTAGATTAACAAATCAGGAAATAAAACAGTTTTACAAAGAAGAATTAGCAAAGACAACATGGACAGAGGTATAACATGGCAGCAGTAAGCAGTACGTATAAAAACCCATCAACATCATTTGTATGGTGGATTGAAGGAGATAGAATAGCAATAGCTACTGATATAGGTGACGGTGGTACATCAGAAACTGCTGAAACTAAACTGAAACCAGTACAACTTAGTATACAAAATTCTTTGCAAACAGATGGAAGTACAAAGAATTTAGTAACAGAATCTGTAGATGCAACACAAACTACAATAGATATAGATGATGCGTCTGTATTATCTCAATATGAAATTATTCAAATCAATGATGAGATTATGAGAATAGAAAGTATTTCAACTAATACGTTGACAGTTACAAGAGGTTTCAGAGATACTACTGCAACTACACACGCTACATCAGTTACATCTTTAACTACATTGGGAGCAGCTATATCAGATAATTCTACAACAAGTGTAACTTTATCTAGCGTAGATTCACTATCTGTAGATGATATGATTAAAGTAGGAAGCGAGGTATTAAGAGTAACAGCTATTAATACAAGCACTAATGTTATTACAGTAGTAAGAGGTCGTCATTCTTCTACTGCTGCTTCTCATAGTGACGGTGCTGCTGTTTCTAAATTTGATGATAATGGTCTTATCAAAGAGCATAATAAAATTACTAATGGTATGGTAATATCATATTATGCAGAGCCAGATAAGGTAACTGCTATACAGGGCTCTGGTAGCACTATTGATATTGACAATGTATTACAGCCGTTGTTAATTGATTACGTTAAAGGTAAAGCATTGATGGATGCAGCATCAAGGGAAGATAACCCTGGTATAGCACAAATAAGAATGGCATCTGCACAACAGTGTTTAGCAAACTATAAAGAAGGTTTGAGAAAATTTGGTATGAAGAAGAACGATAAATCAGGTGGTACAAGAGGTATTGTGCCAGCAAATATGAGGTAAAAAAAATGGAAGTAGGAAAAGACACTAAATTTACATTATCTATAGAAACAGGTGTTAGTATCTTAGTTACTGTAGGTATGATTATAGGTATGTGGTATTCTTTGCAGGCAGAAATAGAACTTGCTAAAGAATTGCCAGAGCCAGAGGTTTCACGTATGGAATATGATTTAAAAGACCAAATGATTCGTGATTCAATATTAAATACAGAAGAAAAAGTAGACAAACTTGAAGATAAGGTAGACTCTGTTAAAGATGATACAAGAATGATTCAAGAAACGCTACTTGATATGAATAAAAACTAATGAGGTTTACAGATGAACAACAAATTTATATCATACTTGGTATTAACAGTATTCTCATCGCTATCTTGGTTGCACTCACAGTCAGTCAACTTAGATAACTTTGCATCAATACAAGGACTTAATGTGCAAAAATGTGCAGTAGTACAAGTTAATGCATCTTGGAATCACGCAAACAGAGTTAAGGTAGAAAAACTAGCTAAGCTTTGTTATGTAGGTGAAATAGATTTAAATAATAAAACTGTTGGTGCAGTAATACAAAAAGAATGGAATATTAAGGTTGTACCTACTATTATTATTTTAAAAGAAGGTAAAGAGGTTATGAGATATGAACCTGGCATAAGTATGAGATTTGATGAACAAGAGGTGTTCAATAAAATAAAGAAAGAAATACAATGAATAATAAAGATAAAAACAAAGTAAATAAACTTCTTAATAAACTTAGAAAACTGTTAGGAAGAGAGCAATATCAGTCTTTTGAAGGTTCTGATATACCAACAAGGCAAGGACCTGCACAACCAGGCAGACTAGTTCCAACAGGTTTTGGAGCATTACGTTCAGATGCTTCACGTATATCAGAATACGCTACATTAGAAGGTATGAGACGTTATGGAGATAAAAACGTTCCAGGTATGTTTGATACTATAGATAGTATATATCAAAGATATGGCAGAGGAAGAAGCAATCTTGAACAGCTTTTACTAGACCAAGGACAATCTAGAGATGGGGCAGCATTTACTGGATATAAAAAAGGTTTACCTTTGACTCGTTCTGGTAATATTGATTTTGATGCTATAGAAAAATTTTTAGATGAGCAAGAAAAAATTAATACTATGAACGAAATGATTAAAATAGCTAATCAAACTAGAATACCAGGCGTTGAAGTTATAGCAAAACCAAGATAAAATGGCTACAAGAAAAAAAGCTAAAGCTATAAGAAGAACTACTAAAGGCAAGAATGCGAATTACAGACCTACAAAGAAAGGTGCTGGAATGACAAAGAAGGGTGTAGCTGCTTACAGAAGAGCTAACCCTGGTAGTAAATTAAAGACTGCTGTTACTGGTAAAGTAAAAAAAGGTAGTAAAGCAGCTAAAAGAAGAAAGTCTTATTGTGCAAGGTCATTAGGACAACTGAAAAGAAGTTCTGCGAAAACTAGAAATAATCCAAATTCTAGAATTAGACAGGCACGAAGAAGATGGAAATGTTAAAAAATAGGAGATAACATGAACATAGTAATCAGTAAATTATTAACAGGTTTATTAAGTGAAAAAATCTTAAAAGCTGTTTTAATTAAACTTGGTGACCATTTCATCAAAAGGTCAGATAATAAATTAGATGATGAAATCTGGGCTGAAGTTAAAAAAGCCCTAAAATAAGGAGAGAATATGAACTGTGAATGTGGATGTGGGTGTTAATAGATGCCTAGAAGGTCATTACAATTAAATGATTTTAGCGGAGGACTTAATACTAAGTCCTCTCCTAGGGATATTGCACCCAATCAGGTCCAGAAAGCAGACAATGTTTTCTTATCAAATCAAGGTCTTATAGAGGCAACTTCAGATGCTTCTATAAAAACTACTAATCCTGGTGGAGGCACATCAGAAACAATGACTCATACTCAGCAGGGTAATGGAGCATTTATATTTAACTCACAATTTAATGTAGATTCAAGTGGCACTGCAACACAGCAATCTCAAATAATAGCTTATCCTATAGATAAAGGTTCTACTGACAAAACTACCATACAATTTTTTAGAAGAGATTTTGACAGTGAAGGTAATTTTGTTTTAGCAGATGACTCTGGAGACGCTGAAATAGATATGCAAGTAACTGGAGCTGTACAGCCAGTATATTATTTTGTAGATGGTGTACTTCATGTATCTGATAAACTTGCAGTAGATTCAAGTATTACAGTAGAACCTAGAAGAATGCCTTATGTAAAAGAATCTAGATTTGGTACAGACGTAACAGGATTTTTAGACACTACTATGAAAGTAGAAAGAAGCGCCACTCAGTTTGAAGCTATAACAAAAGGTACAAGCTTTACTGACCCAGGCATTGGTGAGTTTAGCGTTAAGCTACAGACAGACCCTACATTAGATTCTCAGTCATTTACCGAGATTATTAAAAACACTGAAAGCAGTAATTATTTAGTAGTTACATCAAATCCTAACGAAACAAATCCAGACCCTACTGCTGATATATCTATTACAGATAAATTAATACATTTAAAACTAACAACTCCAGAAGATATGTCTTCTGTTAGTTTAAACTACGGTGCTGATAGTGGTATAACAACTGGAGGAATAGCAAATCTTGTAGGAGAAGTTATACATATAAATGGTGAAGCTATGAGAGTAAGAAGCACTAATACTTTAGATTTATCTTCAGGAGGAGATAAGAAAGTTTTACAACTATTAGTAGATAGAAATGTTTTTGGAAATTCACCTACTGGTTTAGAGCATGCAAGTGGAGTAAGAGTTAAAACAGTTTCAACAACAAGTATTAGTGTTACTGGTGGTGGTTGGGAAGCTGGTTCTTATGAGTTTTGTCATACAGTAATTGATTTACAAGATAATGAAACGCTACCACAAGCTCCACAATCAACTTTGTTTCCTATAACATCAGGTGCATATTTTACCAATGTAGGATTTAGAATAAAAGACACTGGATTTGACTTTAGAAAGAATGAAAAAGGCGTAAGAATTTACACAAGAAAAAAAGACGGTAATGGCAGATGGATTTTGTTTTTAGATGTTGATTACCAAAGAGGAGTAAGAACTAATTTATTTGAAGACTATACTGAACTTACGGTAGCTGATACAGACTTTATGCAAGTAGTAGATATAGATGTAGTTAATCCTTCATTAGATACTTACGAAAGTATAAATGGTTACTCTCAAGATGAAAAAAGCATAGACTTTGGTACAAAAGGTGGTTTTAAAGCAGCTACAGTATGTGCTAGAAGAGCATGGGTAGCCAATGTAAGAAAAGATGACAAAGTATATGATGACAGAGTTTACTACAGTCCAGTAAATAGATTTGCTACATTTCCAGACAGTTATTACTTAGATATTGGAATTAGTGATGGTGATTCATTTACAGCATTACATAGTTTAGGAAACAGATTGTTAGCATTTAAACAGAAAAAACTATACATAATTAATGTATCGTCAACATCTGATGCTGGATGGTTTCTAGAAGCTGAGTACGATGGTATGGGATGTAGACAACAAGAATCAGTATGTAAAACACCATTTGGAGTTTGTTGGGTTAATGATGATGGAGTATATGTTTTTTCTGGTTCATCTGCACCAACAGAACTTAGTTTATTTTTAGATGATGCTACTTGGAGAACAAACCAATCTACAAAAAATCCAGCTATTGGATATAATAATAAATACAAACAATTAAATGTAGTACAAGATGCAGCAGCAGATACTGATGTGTTTGTATATGATTTTGCTACTAAAGGATGGACCTTAACAAAGTCAATAGGTAGTTCTGGTATATCAAACTTCTTACCTTCTTTTGATGGTTTGTATTATCTTGAATATGGAAGTAGTAATTCTAAAACTGTAAAACTTTTAACAGGAGATGTTGGTACAAAACAAATTGTATTACAAACAAAAGATATAGACTTTGGTAATCCTGGTTTAGTCAAAAAAGTTAAAAAAGTGTATGTAACAGCTAAAGATGACGGAGGAGCTGGAAGTGGAAATACTTTAACTCTAAAATATGCTTTAGATGGTAGTACTTCTTTTGGTAATGCAGCAACTGCAACGCCTGAAGATGAATTAGGTCAATTTGATACACTAACATATACTATAAATCAAAATTGTCAATCAATCGCTCTAGAATTAACAGACGAAGAAGGCGAAGCTATAGCTATAAACGATATAAATATAGATTTTAGATTAACTAATAAGAGACCTTCATAATGCCAAAATCTGGTGAACATAGAGTTAATAACATTGACTCATTCTTTAGAGTTAGACCATCTTCTCAAAATTTAAGAGAGGGTGAATCAGTATCATTCCTAGAAGATGGTAAGTTAGTAAAACAAGAAAAAAGAAATGGCGTTGTTTATGAACAAGTATTTGCTGAGCAGCAAAAATCAAAACAAGCAGTTGTACAAACTACAGGAGATGTAACAAATCTTATTATAGGAGGCTCTACTGAAGATGCAGACATAACAGGTATTACTGCTGGTACAGGATTGTCTGGAGGTGGAGCTAGTGGTAACATAACCTTAAACATAGACTCTACAGTAACAACTCTTACTGGTTCACAAACATTAACAAATAAAACATTAACAAGCCCTGTTATAAATACAGGTGTAAGTGGTACTGCTATTTTAGATGAAAATGATATGTCTTCTGATAGTGATACTAAACTTGCCACACAACAATCTATTAAAGCTTATGTAGATTCAGAAATATCAGGTATAGCTGCTCCTGCTAATGCAACTATTACTTTAAGTCCTGGTGCAGGTTTAGCT